TCGCTGCTAAGAGAGACTGTAGATGCGAAGTTCTTGGCGTTATTCCTAACAGTGTCAAGAAACCTGCCTTCATCCGAGCCATTAATGACATAAACATCAACCCCCAATTGCTTGCAGAGTGCTTTTGCTACTGTAGTCTTACCACATCCAGCAGGACCAGCAAGAAGTAGATTAGGTACTTCACCCTTATTTAGAAATTCTAAGAAGGTTTTCTTAGTCTGTTCGGGTAAAATACAATCTTCAATTGTCTGGGGTCGATACTTCTCAACCCATAGAAACTCATCTCTCATAATTAAAATTCACAGCGATTCTTTGTTGACTACCTTCACTATGGGTTGTCCCACGGTGTTTAAGATTAGAATCAAAAATACATACTCTATTCGCAACACTACTTACTCTAACACCACTTTCAAATTCTGTATACCCATTGTTAGTATTGATATAAAATATAGCCGTTTTTATATCAGGATAATCACAATGATACATTGTAGATTCAATTGTAGGTGTTTTAAATGTTAAATTTGCTTTTATCCTTTCACATTTTTTAGCCTCTACCTTATTCATAAAAGTATTCCACATCTGAAGATGCTCACTATTTGGTCCTACCTCAGGTTGATAAAATATATGAGTCATATGAAATGAACCGTCATCAGCAAAGGCCCTTCCATTCGCATAAAACCATCTAAATTCCCCACCCATCATAAAAGATTGAATGGAGTTAAATTCTTCTTCTGGTAAGAAATTATCAATTATTTCTATCATAACCAATCTGGTTTTCTGGATGGGTCACGTAAATAATTAGATGCAGCCCAAGGTTTGCTGCTAATGTAATTTTTGTAAGCAGTAAAAGTGTCAATGCTTGTGTTATGTTTAAACTCATCTGGCATTGCACGAGTAAAGGACTCCACCATACAATAACATGTAATTACCTCCCCTGCAAATTTATGGAATGTTTTCTTTGCTTCAAACAATGAATTAGCACAACCATGTACCTTATCATAACGATGATTATATTCATCAACTAAAGCACATCCATGCTGAATTAACCATGCAGTATTGTATATACTAGCAGCAGCCCATTGAGTACAAGGATGATTCCTGAATGCCCCTTTCTTGACCGAATAAGGGGTTCCATCTTTCTTCTTAACTAAATCATCACCCCAGTCATAATACCAGTGTGAGAAGACAATAGAGAGCATCTGACATGTCTCTAAAGGCATCTTGACCACATGCTTATCAGGCAATACTTTTGCTGATACATGAGGGTCAGGATTAGTAACAAAGATGTTCATAATCAATTCCAGTGACGGATTACTCCACCAATAATAAAACAGTTAGTGATGAGATAAGAAAAGAAAATAATAGAACGTACCAGAACAATGTAGTTGTCGTATCGTCTAGTCTTTTCATCAGAGAAACTACCCAACGCATACTTCCAAATCCTCCATGCTTTTTTCATCGTTTAGTAGTATTACTACGAGTTCTGTTTATTATACTAATAAATTTATCTCCTGCAAAGGTTCCTCCTAAACACACATCTATTTCATCACCATCTACCCAATTCATATCACCATTCATTTTGGTATGTAGCATGGCTTCTTGAATCTTATCAATTACTTCTTGCGTTAGTTTCATGTTGCCCTCCAAGCCACATAACAAATAAATCCTAATCCCAATAATATTGAAAAGGGAATAGGAAAAAACGGTAATACTATCATAGCATGAATTACCTGTACAAGAACAATACCGTAGAAAATGTACATAATCCACATACCGATTTTATTGTGCCTACTCCCACGTTTATAAGGATGACATCCAATGGGGCCCGAATCCCATCCATCTTGCATGTAATCCTTAGTAGGAATTTCTTTACTCATAATGGTGGATACTCCTCGCTTGTAACTTTTTCAGTTTTCTTAGTTGCAAAGTCTTCCATCAATCTTCTAACCTGTTTCCTATCCAGTCCTGCTAATTGTTCACAGTTTTCTAAGCAACGATAGATACATTCTCTATCGCTTATGGGTGGGGAGATCTCCCACCCTTGCTCATCATAATACTTCTTACCCTTAGTGACTTGTGCCTCTACATGTCCAAGATCTTGTGTCTTAGATGGGTTTTTGTAATTATGTTCCAAAAGTAGAATCTGGTTCTAGTGCTATGTAGTATGTTAAATCTTTATCAGTATTTCTAAAACGAGATAAAAGTTTTTGAGAAACAACTACTTCATAAGTTCCAGGAAGGATCTTAATATTTTCAACCTTAAAGTTAAATGAGAACTCCTTATCAGTTTCACCCACTGTAATAGAGAAAATATTAGAAGTATCATTCTTCTTATCTCTTACTACAACCTTTACTACTCCTGCCTCCCCTACAACAGATAAATCAGAAAGTTGATAAATGGCAGCTGCTTTCAACAGTTTAACCAATTGATCAGTACTTAGAGTAAACGTTACATCCTCACTAGGAAGATCTATTGGTTTGTCAGGAGGAGTTATAATAACATTAGGATCTGCAAAGAAGTACTTAGAACGCATCTTTCCTTCTTTGATAACCACATGACCCTCATTAGCAAAATCTAATTCAGGGTCATGATAAAGATTATCAATACCATTTAAGAACTGACTTAAATCATAGATACCAAAATCTTTAGGAACTTCTTCCTCAATAGTTACTTCAGCAAGGATATTCTTCATCACACTAATGGTGCGAAGTTTATTACCTTGCTTGAATAAAATAGATTGATTAATATCCTTAAAGTTCTCTAGGATCTTAAAGGTATTTTTAGAAAGTTTCATAACCACGGGTCGGAGTTTCATTGAGTTGTCCACTGAAATGATACAGTAGAAGTGAATAATGTAATGCTTTTAGTATATCACGTTTTGCTTGTCCCTTCTTATCATAGCGACTTAGATACTTAATTGCATTAGATCTACAGAATGATTCTGCATCTCCTACAGATTCAATAAGATCAAGTGTTTGAACATTATTTTCTTTGGAAGTATAATGTCCTCCATATGTTGTGGAGATATAATCCTGAAGAGCTTTGATAGCTTCATCTTCTTTATACTTTCTATTACAATCTTTTTCTATACCAGGTGTTGGTGGATCAAAATTTGATGTATCAATTTTAAGTTCACTAGCATGAGGCCAAGTGTCATCATAAAATGTTATATCATCAAAATTAGTAATACAACCAGTTGTATCTATGTTGATCTCATCAAATTGACTAGTATCTACATAGTAATTTTGAGAATCAGCAGATGCTGTATTTCCTGATCCTACCGTAACGATAGGATCATACTCATCACTTTCCAGAGATGTAATTTTTATATCTTCAAGTTTACAAGGACTCATAGTATTCTCCTTGATAGGGTAAGTTTTTGCCATAGTACCATAATATTCTTCATAAAGAAGACTCCATGCATTAATCATACATTTTATCTTCTAGTTTGTCAAGATCCACATCAGCATCTACTTTATCATATAGTTCAAGGAATGCTTGTTTTGTCTCATCATCAAAACGATTTACACAAACTTGAATTGCTTTCATCTTATCATTGAAGATGCTGAAGGCACGAACAATGTGAACCAATCTACGGGTACTAATGATCTCTTCAATACCACCGTCATAGAATGTTTTACGGATGATGTCACCCCAATCTACAAGACGTGCAATAAAGTCTGTATCTGTGATACCAAGATTAGCAGCTACTCCACCAAGAATTCTTTTCTCAACAGAAGGTGCTGGATAGTCTTGCTCAAAGGTTACAGGGAATCTCTCAAGGAATGCTTCATTAAGTACATTAGTACCAATGAATCTACCATCATCAGATCCTTTACCCTTTGTATTAGCAGTTGCAATAACATTAAACCCTACCGCAGGTTGGACAAATCTACCGATTTTTTTGAGGAACAACCCTTTACCTTCAAGTATGGGTTGGAGGCATAAGATTTTGTTACTAGCCAAGTCAACCTCATCGAGTAACAAGATTGCTCCTCGTTCAAGTGCTTCAATGACAGGTCCGTTATGCCAAACTGTTGCCCCATCAACAAGGCGAAACCCACCAATAAGATCGTCTTCATCTGTTTCAATAGTAATGTTTACACGAATCAATTCTCTCTTCAACTGAGCACATGCTTGCTCTACCCCAAAAGTCTTACCATTTCCAGAGAGGCCAGTGATAAAAGTAGGATAAAATAACTTACTTTGAATAATTTTTTTAAGGTCTGTAAACGGACCGAATTTGACGAATGTATCATCTGTTTCAGGAATTAAATTTTGTTGTACTTGAGGTTCTACAGCAGGAGCACTGAAAGACTTCTCAATATTCTGAACTGCTTTTGTGGTTACTTCAAGATTCCACTTACCACGACCTACACTAAATTCTTTAATCTTTTTAGTAACAGTTTGATAAGCAATATCATTCATTCTGCAGAATCCTCTTACATCAGCAGCAGTGAATTCAGAACCATAGTTTGCTTTCAAACCATCAATGATTTCTTCACGAGTCATTTTAATTTCAAAGGTCATAATGTAATTTGTTTTCGATATATCTATAATACATCAAAAAGGTGTCTAGTTGACCTCTAGTGGACAGTTATTTTATTGGGCGTATTTTTTTATACTCTCTTCCCACTCCCTCATGCTGCTTTGACACTGACCTTCATTTTCTTTGGGATCAAGTTTATTATACCCCTTTATTTTCTTCCACTCATTATAGAGTGCTTGTAATATCCATGACTGAGATAGACTCTTCGGTCCGTTCTCAAGTAATTCAAGATGCCTTTTATTACTAGTATAAGCTTTATACTCTTCTCTCCAATTTGAATCATCATAAAGTTTATTTGTCATAAGTAAAAGTCTTTCCTTTAATTTTTGTATCACCTTCAGGTGAGGTTCTACCAGGTTTCATCGTTCCTGCGGTAAATCGTTTAACAGGTTTACCTGCTTTTTTACCGAGTCCACCCTTTCGGGTTGCCGATACTGTAGCAGTTTTTTTGGTTTGCGTCAACACTGCATCTTGACCATACTTCTTACCAAGTGCTTTTACTGCTTTCTTAAACTTTCTCTTACCCTTTTTACCAGAAGTTACTACATGACTTCTTTCTTTAACCTTTGTGGTTTTACCAGTCTTATCATCCTTCTCATCCCATCTACCAGACACCTTAGTAGCACCAGGTAAACCCTTACCACGAATATCCTTATCTAACTGCTTTGCTCTTGCCTTGTTTTCCTTAGAAGATTTGTCACCACGACTTCCTGAGATGATTGCCATCCCACCCTTATCAGACTTACTTTTTATTCTAGAGAGACTACTCTCTTGCATAAACTCTTTATAGGTCTTCATGCTTTGCGACAATTCCTAAACTTATTTATTCTTCTTCGTCTTCTAATACATCTAAAAGATACTCATACTTTTTAAAAGTAACACCTTTCTGCGATAACAGAATCATTTTTGATACAGTCATTTCTTCACTGTAAAAGATAACTGGTTGTTCTTTACAATCTCCACTCATTATCTTTCCTCCTTTTCTTCTATCACCGCTTTATAATACTTTATCTTTCTCCTCAAAGCGATGACCTCTTTCTTAAGTTCATCCTTCTCTTCTTCTAGTTGTTCGATGTGTTCTTCGTATACAATATACATAATTTTAAGTTAAAGAATACCATTATCTAAGATATCTCCCGTTTCGTTAAGTATTTACTCGTTTAAGGTTCTCTTTATCTTTACATTCCTATCCAATCTGGTTTTCTGGATGGGTCACGTAGATAATTAGATGCAGCCCAAGGTTTGCTGGCAATGTAATTTTTGTAAGCAGTAAAAGTGTCAATGCTTGTGTCATATTTAAACTCATCTGGCATAGCTCTGGTAAATGATTTAGGTCGATCCATAGTAAAAGGAATAAGACTTCCTGCTTCTAGTATAGTTTTTTCACAGCTATGTGTTTTACCATACCTATGTTTGTACTCAGCACACAATCCTATACCATGTGCAAGTAACCACCAAGTATTTGCTAAAGACTCTTTTGCCCATACAGTACATGGATGATTGCGAAATGCACCTTTCTCAGTATTATACGGTGTTCCATCTTTTTTGTGAAGTACACCATATCCAAAACCCCACTTATCAGAACAAACAATAGCAAGCATCTGACAAGTTTCTAAGGGCATCTTGACTACATGTTTATCAGGCAAGACTTGAGCACATAATGTAGGTGCTGGATCTGTTACAAAGATGTTCATGCTACTAATTCAATAAATTCACCAAGGACTTTTTTGTTGAGTTTCTTAGTTTTAAGAGACTTAACAAATGCTCTTTTGATTTGCGCTTTTGTTGCGTCATCATCAACATCAAACTCTGCATCTTGTGCTAGTGTAGCAGATGATAGACCAAAGTATGCATGATACCCAGATTTTGTAATATTTACACTCTTGTTCTTTTTCCACTCACTTGCAACCTTTTCTCTATCCTCCCATCCATGATGATACAATCCAATAAAATGTCTTGCATCACGAGGAGCCATAACACGAATACCAATAAAGTTAGTTGACGGAAATCTATCTCTTAGATTCTTAATAAGAGCATCTGTAAACTGATGATATCCATACCCTAGTTTATAGGTCTTACCCAACTTACGATCTCTTAAGAATGCTGCTTCACTACTACAACCATTCACACCCAAATATGGTTCATCTTCCCAATAACGTTCAACCATTTTGTGATAAGGAATTTGAGATCCTTCACCATCTGTCAATACAATACACTGAACTTTCTCTACGTTATTCTCTTTTTTAAATTGAGGAATAATCTGATGAAGAGCAACCATTGTTTCATTTAATGGAGTGCCAGAAAGACGCATTCTATTGGTGTAATTGTAGCAGCAACGATTAGCAAAAGCATAAGCATTTCTCCAAAGATTTAGCATCTGATGCTCTAATGTTTTACCGTTTACTTTATGTGTCAAAACATTAAGTAGATTAAAACATTCTTCAACAGCAAGTAAACCTTCCTTTGCTTCATAATGTGGGTTTAATGAATCCTTATTTTCCCCATAACCATATGCTTTACGATTCCATTCGTTTGTAAAGGCATATACCTCAAATGGAATCTGAACTTTCTTACAGAACCAGATTAGATTGAATAGTTGCTTCAATGTATCTTGAAGAACATACTGCATAGAACCAGACCAATCTAAGATAAAGACTAGACCATGATTCTTACCATCAGGAAGAACTGTTACCTTCTTAAAAAGGTCTTCATTAAATCTATATGTTTGAAGCTTCGTTGTATCGAGAACCCCAGTGCGATTTGTAGAAGCACGAGCATACGCACTAGCTGATTTCCTACACTCAAATTCTTTGACAAGGTAATTTACTTCTTTTTGAGCATCTTTCTTAAACTTGTTAAATTCTTCATCTGGTTTATAGAAACAAGTAGGAGAATATAAGTATTGTAAATGTTCTGGTAGATTTTCTTGAGGAATAAATCCCTCCTCATCTCTTAAGAAACCTTCATCAATCTCATCATGTACTACATCATTCTTTATGAT